AACTTTGGATTAAGCCATAATTCTTCACTAAGTTCTATTGTTGCTCTTTCTTTGAATACTAGCTTATCAGTACCTCCGATGAAATGATACATTTCACTTCGAGCTATTCCTGATAAACTAGATGTATCTTTAACCAATACATAACTTCCTTCTACTGGATCGCCAGCGTCTAAATATGCTTGTTTTGTTTCATATACTACATCAGCTACAGTATTAGGGTTAAATCTAAATGTAACATTATTATTATCATCTCGTTCTACTAGGTGCCAATCTTTAAAAGCTACATAATCACTTACTTTATAATTTACAGTACCTTCAACAAATTCATGACTGAAAGCAGTCTCCCAATTATTCATTTCATCTATAACGTTTACTTCTCTTAACAATGAGTTTACAGTATAAACAAAGTTTTGTCTAGCCTCTTCTAGCTCTCTATACAAACTTTGTCTTGGTCTGATCTGATGTCCGTATCTATTAAATTTATGTAGCTTTAAGTTAGGAACAGGCTGATCTCTTCTTATGATAATGTCATTGGCTTCTGTACTATTATCTTCTTCAAAGTCGTAAATTCTATTCCAATGTGATGTATCACTGTCAGTACTAGGTTGATTATTAAGATTGCTGTCAACTCTACTGATGTAGTAATTATCTCCATCTTTAACTACTGCATCTGCTGCATATGAAGTGCTACCCGACCATGTTGTAAATAATTTTGTAATACTGTGTTTGTTAAATCCACACAAGCTATCACGTACTTTAATATGCAAGTACTCAGGGATAACACTTTGCGAGTCTGCTTCTGCAAGCATTAACCAATCTTGCATTGCTAAAGCATTAAATCTTCTATCAACATCTAATTGTACAACTGTATTTTGTGTAACTGAATTGCTAATACCTGACAACAATAATGTATGAGTACCTGCTGTAGCACACCAACTTAAATTATATCCACCGGGGTCAGTTAATAGTTGACTTAATTGTAATACATTGTACTGTCTAACACCACTAAAGTTTGTTTTGTTTTTAACCCAGAAATAATATGACGTTTCAGTTTGTTTTGTACGGTTATTATAGTACGACTGTTCAGTCCAATTATATACTTCCTCGCCGTTTACAATAGTAAAATATACTTCGCCGCTGGCTGTATTACCGTCTACTACTGTTCCTCTATCAACTAAAGAACTCCATGCTTCTGGAAGCACAGGAGATCTTGTCCATTCATATATGTCTATGCTTGCACCGTCAAAAAGTTTACCCCAGTTGTTTTGCATATAGTCTATGGTACCTTGTTCATAATCTAAATAAACTGCTTGACTTAAATCCCACCAACGTTTTCCAATATAATTGCTATCCCATGCATCAGGATTATCTATTTCTCCGTCTAGTGTATTATAGTTATAATTTGCAACATCGTTTGTTAGTTGAATATCTATCTCATTATGAATAAATCCAAATATGATACCTTTAACCGGATCCCATGTTTCTAAACTAGTAATAGTTGTTTGCTTAACAGCATCATATAGTTTAACATTCTTAACCAAATCATTTCTTGCTTGCTTATTGCCACTACGAACTATTTGCCAAGAGCCAACATTGCCGTTTATATCGTCCCATGTGCCTACCCATTTATAAACTTGACTGCTAGGATTACTTGCATCGCCGTCATTGTCTACGAATGTATAAATTGGATTAAGTGCATTATCTTGTCTAACACTTGCAAAATTATATTTGTAAACTCCATTTACTTTTGTTTGTCTGTCGGCTTCCATAGCAGTGTATGTGCTAAATCTCATTTTTCTCAATGGATAAATGTTACCAGCGTCACCTTCAGTTTCAATGTATTCATCAATATAAAATCTTGCTACATTATTTGTATCTACTCTTGTGACCTGATGTATTCCATCAATGCTAGGAATTGAATTACTACCGTTAATGAATACATAGTCTCCAACTTCTAAGTTATGTGCTTGTACATTTCCAGTTTGTCTAACAACATCAATTTGTGCTTCATCACTACTTACAATACCAGTACATACTTTATTAGTGTACATACCGAAATCCATTGTTTGATAAATCTCATGTCCTAGATTATAGTTACCGAATTCACTATCGTCTGCAACCCAAATACTAAACAAGTTAGGATCATTATTCATTTCAACAAAAATTTGATTTCCGTCACTGCCAACAATAGCATTAAACACATTACTTACTGGGCCTTCTGTAGCACTATAAGTTTGTGCTATTAAACCTATTGTTGTATTTGCAGTACCAGCTCCGATTACCAGTGTTGAGTTTGTACTCGAAATGTGTACTTTGTTTTGACTATTTGTAGCTGTTACACCGCTAATTGTTGCTATATTAATGCTTTCTAATATATCGGTAATGCCAAGTGTTGCATTAGTTGTTGTGGTAGTTGTACTAGCTGGTGTTATACCACTGTTTATTCCTATAACACTGTTAGCAGTGCCGGGTCCAACATAAAAATTACTATTATTACTTTGTAATCTAATTAAGTTCCCTAAGGCACTAGCTGTGATACCTGTTATTCCTGCTTGGTTAATTTGATCAATCACTTGCTGTTGGCTTAGATTAGGTTTTAATTCTACAAAAGAACTAGTAGATGATATTGTTTCAGTTGCAGTATTAAATCCTACAGTAGCATTCATTGTTGCAGCACTAATAGATAATGAAAAGCTAGTTGAATTATCATTTGTAGTTTTGGTAATTGTTAGTTGACTGTTTACACTTTGTCCTGCGGTTATATTAGCAATGCCGGCGGCATCAATTTTAGTTATAATATCAGCTAACGAATATATTTTAAAACCAGTTGTTGACTCTGATGCAACTTGTGTATTAACATCAAATACTGTTGTAGCATTTGCGGCATCTTTTAAATATGTCGCAATATCATCTGTGTATGTGCCTAGATTTAGTCTTCCTCGACAAGTCGTTAGCTGAGCAGAACTAATTGTTTCTGTGCCATCACCAACATTTTGTCCAATAAAATTTGTTCCTAGTAAGTTGTTTATTAAAATGCAGTCTTGGTCTAGCATGAACTGTGCGGCTGTAAGTGTACTACCACCTAAAGCTATAAGTGCTTTAAGATGATCAATATTAAGTCCTGCATTGTTTCCAAAATAAGTTTGTATCCATTGCGTCCATGCTGCAGAAGTATTAGCTGCGATATATGCCACTCTTAATTGTTCAATCCTATTAATTCTTTGTGATGCTATTGATGCAATACTACTTTGATTTTGTACCCAACTACTACTGTTAAATGTGTTCTCAAATGCTACTTGAGCTGTAATTGGATTAGTTGTGGTTAGAGGGTCGTTAAAGTTAACAGTAGTTCCGTCAATCGTTAATGCTGCTGTCGCTGAGCCTTGAATAATTGGATTAATAACATTACCTGTTTTTACAATGTCATTGAACGTTGTTACGATAACAACATTACTAAAAGTAATAGTCGAAGCTAATGTTGCTGATTGTCCTAATGTTAATGTACTATCGTGTGGCACAACATCACTAGTGTTTATATCACCGGTACCGTCTATTGTAATAACATTCAGTGTTTCGCTAACTGCACTCTTTGTTAAACTAATAGTATTGCCGTCTATTATCAATGTTTGCCCGGATGTTGGGATAATAGGTAGTGTAACTGTACCGTGAATTTCTATGGGGTTTCTTGCCGTTGCTAGTCCACTTGCTCCGTCTGGATCTGCCATATCCCAAACTCGGCCTTTATAGATTACTTTATCTCCTTGTTTATAACTAGTCTTACTGTCCCACTGATCATACAACTTCCATTTACCACTAAAGTCGTATACATCTTTTGTTTCTGTTGGAAATAATGTAAAGTCTTCTTTGTTTAATGTTCTATAGTCAGTTTCAGTCAATAATGGTAAACCAGCGTTTATAAAATCTTTTGCAAACATACTGTTTTGATTTTGGTCGTCATATGTTTTTACTTCTCTAGTTGTAAACTGTTCAGAATCTGGATTGTAAACATTTAGTGGACTAGTATCATCGATATCAATTACAATATCACTGAGTACATCAGTTTTTGGTGCATTTGTAAATCTAATTGGTTGCGGATCTGTTACTAATAGTTGAGGTGTTATTTGAAACTCAGTTAATTTTCTTTTAGCAGTATCTCCGAAATCAGCCATTCTAACTGCCCACATCTCATGTAATTCAGCTGTTGCATTTCCATCAAACAGTCCAGTGTTTCTCATAAATGCATCAAGTGCATAACGAGTGCCTTTATATTTGTATGTTCCTTTAACAAACTCGTACACACTGTCTTCATCTAAATCTAGTGTGTTGGCCCAATTTGGTTTATTATATCCACTGTTAAATCTAGCAACATCACTTATTTGTTTATTGCTTAATGTGTTTGTTCTACCCAAGTATTGATCTACTTCTTTAGCTGTAGTATCAAAGTTTGGAAGTATAGAATTACCGTTAACAATATATCCAGGACTGTATAATTTACCATTCCAGTCTTTAGTTCTATTACCTCTCCATTGTATACGCTTATGTACTTGCCCGATCTCTGAAGAACTAATTGTATCATCAAAGTTTGTAACATTATCAAATACAAATATATGTTCAATTTGTGATTTATATAATCTAAGTCCGTATAGATTAGTTTTGGATGAATCTTTAACTTCAAATATTGTGTCTTCATCTGTCGACATTGATGTTCTAGTAATTGCAATATCTGTTGCACTAATTTGCTTGCCTAAATTATCAAGTATATTATAAACACCGTCGTACCTTGTGTTTAAATTATCGAAGTATCCGTCTTTATTATCTTTAACCACAACTGTAGTGGAATCTGGAATCAAATATAGTGGAAACTGTGTAGCTGATCCAGTTGCCCAGTTGCCAAAGTTACTTGATGCACTGGTCCAAGACTGTGTAAATCCTAATCCATTAAGATAGTTTCCGTAACCATTAATAAAGTCATAAACTTCTTGTATTGTTTTTAGTTCTGTGTTATAGTCCAATTGACTAATAGCAGTTTCAAAGTCTGTGTATCTTCTAACATCTACTTGTAGTGTTCCACTGAATGTTACTTTAGCACTAGGTCCGTTAGTTGCTGGTGCGTTATATCTAAAGTATCCCAAGCTATTATCATAACCGTTAATTGTATAGCCGTTAGCAGATTTAGTTACTATAATACCACCAAAAAAGAATTCAGTATCTGGTTTGTTGTTAAACAGTATAGTGGTAAAGTTTTCTTCTGGTACAAATACTCTGCCTTTATCTTGACTGCTTTCTAATATAAAGTTTTGATTGTTATTTACAAACCCACCTGCTTTAACAATAGGACTGAATGTCATATTTTTAAATCTGTTTAGAATTGTATCAGCATCATTACCGTTAAATTTGGCATATTCAATAATACAGTTACTCAATCCATTAAAATAACGTCTTGCATTATCAGCTAGTTGAGCTTCAAGTATAGCATCGCCGCTACTCAATACTATTGTAGGTCTATTATAATAACGCTCGCCTGGCTCTAGTACTTTTGCACTAACTATCGAACCATTACTTATTTGTACTTGAGCTTTTCCGTTTATTCCAAAGTTATCATATATTGTTACAGTTGGAGCACTAGTATATCCACTACCAGCATTTTTAATTCTAACAGACTCGATGATGCTTCCAATTATTTTACTATCAGTAATCTCAATATCTTTCCAGCTTGTTAATTTTTTGCTATCAGTATTAATTACTTGTGGAATTTCATAACCAATTTTACTTTTGGTTGTTCTCTTTCCTGTTTTAAAGTAAAGATTACTTGCAATCAACGGTCTGACTCTGGTCAAAGCAATCATCTGAGCAAACTTAAATTCACTAGTTCTGCGCCACTGTTCTTCAATCGGACCCCAGTCTCCATATACAAAGTCTTTTTGTCTTTCTACTAATGTTGGACTAGTTACAACTCCTGCAGCAACAGGATCATTTAGTACACCTGTGTTATCTACTAGAGTATTGTTTGCCCAATCATATGATAAATTATGCAAACTCAGACTGTAAGATGCGTTTGCTGAAGAAGGATCACTTGTCAACCCGTATTTTAGTGCAGTAATTAATGCTGAACGCTTTGTAGCATCTGTCCAGCTATAGTTTGCGTCCCACCAGCTTGGTTTTTTGTTATACCCTAGCATCTCCCAAGGAGTAATATGTGGCTTGTCAGTATTAAAGAAGTATCTATATAATCCTCTCCATCCACCTATGTTAGGAGTAACACTACTGTAATTCCAGGTAAACTTATCAGCACCATTGTAATAACTGTCGCTAGTTAAATTAACAATCTTGTTAGCTACTTTCCATTTATTAAATTCGCTTTTCATAGCACTGTGAAATTCTATCCAGCTATAAGGTGTTGGTCTATTAGCATTTGGCCAGTATCTCTTAGAATCTGAAATAGATTCTAAGCTATCACTTAGATTGTTAAACATTCTTAATTCTAAGTCCCATAGTCCAGCGTCAACTGGATCAAAACCTGCTACTTGTCTGTCATAAAGTTCTGTTCCGTTGCGTACATGGATACTACCATCGTGTCCAATAATTACACTATCCGTTGCTGTACCTGTACTATCTTTACTGTAATCACTCCTCAGTTCAGGTGTGTAAGGTTGTATCAATCCTACTTTTGAAGCACTCGGAGGAACAAAGCTAACACTATCTTTTGCATACCATCTAACATGTATATTGTTTTTGCCACTACCAGGAAATGTAATTCCACTCAGTGTAATAGTAACTTGATAATCACTAAGTGTATACTCAATATCTTTAACTAATGCTCTCCATGTGTGGGCACCAGCAGCATCAGGTATCTGTATCCAAACCTGTATATGGTTCTGTGTATCATTATATTTGTTTACTGCAAAAGGCAAATCAAAAACAGGTGATTGGTTCAATACCCAACTGTAATTTTTACTTTCATAGTCTCTATACATTGCTACTTGACTTCTTGCAAAAATACTATCTTTATTTTTACCTAAATTTAGTGCTTCTAATGTTTTGTCTACCAGTTTATATACAGGCTCTGATATATCTGTTGATTCATGTAACTGTTTAATTTTATGTTTGAATAGTTTCTTAAACTCTTTGTATGAATTACTACTATATTGTAAACTACTAACAATATCAGTATCATTTTCTGTAAACAGTTGACTTATTAGTTCTGTAGAAAAAGCCTGTTGCTTTATTATACCACCGTGTGTGTGATCATGTACAATATTTCTCCAGTTGTTTGTTCCAAACCAATCATTTTCAAATAAAGGATTTGATATCATCTGTGATCTCATATGACTAAGTAAATCTCCAAAACTAACTTTATCAAAAGTTAAATTCTGTGGATTCGCTAGATGTGTGTCTGCAACTTTTTGATATCCTTCAACATCATCACTATATCTTGCATCAGTAAAGCATTCTAATTTGTAAATGTCATCTTTCCGTAAACCACTACTAACCGTTACTATGTTTCCGGATAGTGTGTAGTTTGTTATTTCTTTTCCATTTTTAGTAATACGAATATTTTCATCTTTTGTAGCAGTTTTTAAAAATACAACACCAAAATTTGTTGGATCTGCCGCTAGTCTATATTTAAAACTAGTAATAGTTGGTGTTGCTATTGTTAATGTAAATACGTCATTGCTACCCGCACTTCTAGTAATTCCACTGCTTAATGCAGTACCATCAATATCAACAAACTCAATTTCAGCCTGAGGGAATCGAGTTCTAATAGTATAAGTGGTACCAGTATTTAAAAATAAGTTAGGTAGTTTGCCACCTAAACGGTGCGATCTACTGTTATTAACTGAAGTTGTAGGCTGACTGTGTACTACTAAAAGATTATTGTGTTCTTTAGAAAAATCATACAGTCTATCAGTGTCAAAGTTATTGTGTCCTACATTGAATTTAATAGGAACAGTTGCGTCCGTAACAGTATGTTGTATAATTCTTTGTGTTGGTTGTCCTTTGGTAAGTGTCCAACCGTTATGGTATCTTCCTGTATCAACAAATTTATAGTAATAGTATCCTTCAATTTCTCTAGCTACATTTTTTTGAAAGTCTGTACTTTGGAAAGTATAATTGAATCTCTTATGATACAAGTCAACACAAAAGTTTAATCCTGGATTATTTCCATAGTCAACATACTCCGGATTAAATCCCAATGCTTCATCATATACATTACCTTCTTTATAAGCAAAGTTAAAGATATGACCTCCGTTAAATGTGCTAACAGGATAGGTAGTGGTATCTTGTAATTTTACAAGTTCTGGGTCATATAGCTGTTGTAATATTCCTGCACTTCTGTGTGGTTTTTGTTGACCATATTCCCATGTATTATTAGTCCAATATAATTCTGCGCCACTTAGTGGAGCTTCAAAGTTTCCTTGTCCGTCACTGCCGGGACCGCTAAACTCATAAGTGTTAAAACCGTTTAGGATAACAATTTTGTCGTTATCATTTAAAGCAGTTGCTCCGCTTGATCCGTCACTATTATATTTTACAGTAAGTACAATACTAGTTCCTACTCCACTTACTTCAAATATTTTGTTGTTATAATCATTATTAGAACTTCTAAAGAAAATAATTGTGTCGCCATCTTCTAATTCTACTGGAGTAATCTGTTGCCATGTATCTCTATTAGATGCATCCAACGGATTTCTAGGATCTCCATGATTCTGTACACACTCCCAATAGGTAGTAACAATATTTGTACTAACACCAGAATCTATTTTTACTCTGTCACCTCTTGTTGCACCTAGCAAAGTATTCCAATTTTGTGTAATTCCACTAATAGTAACACTGTAACTTGTTTTGCCTACAATAGTAGATGCTGGATCATCACTAGATTCTAATGCATGATCTACACTTGTAATATGTTTTGAACCAAAATTATATTTCTCAATGTTTGCTTTATATTCAATAATTGGTCTGACTGCTCTGTATTTGTCTAATGCATAAAGATCATCTCCAACATTTTCATAGCCGTCATATATCAAACTATTAGCAATAGTTTGTTCGTGTACCCAAAGATTTGAACGTGACCATGCACTTTGGTCTGTGCTAAATCTTTCTTCTACTAGATAATCTCTGGTAGTCATTCTATGTTCTCTGAGGTCATAGGGTTTAAAATCAAATGCAAACTTATCGCTATCAAACTCTGCAGGCTCTTGACTACTGTAAGTTGCCACGTTAAGCCATACTCGTTTTCCTTGCTTACCTTCATATTGACCTGGTTTAAATTGTTCAGTTAACTTGATACCAGTGTTAGATCCAACTCCATCTACAATATAAATTGCGTCATTGAAGTATGCATTTCCTACACTACCTGCATAATTTGTGTGTATTTCTATTTCGTCATTCACTGCTGGTGCAGTGTTCATTGTTAATACACCAGTTGCTTGTACAAAAGTATAATCACCTGTAAGTACAGGTTGATTATTTTTAAAAATAAATTCATGTCCGCCGTTAACTGTAGCAGTAAATGTTGTATTACCAACAACAGTTTGTGTGAATCTATCAACAGTATGTGGCGCAAATTTAACTCGCATACCATTTTCAAACGTTAATGCTCTTCCATTCTTTTGTGTTGGCGTAGTATACTGTATCTGCCCTATAATAGTATCAATATCAAAAAGACTTGTATACTGTAAAGGACTTGGTGGTAGTACGTCTAGAACCCAGTAATACTTGTGATGGTTTATAAACATATCATAGTTGATAGGCATGTCCATTGTATATCCAAATTCATTTAACAATCTGTTATGGTTATTGGTATCACTTTCATTATACTTGAGGGTTTTTATAAGATCATCATATGGCAATGCTCCAATAATAGATCTATCATCAGTTCTATTAATTATTCCTGGACTAAACTGATAAGGATCGTTGCTTCTACCATCTAACACATAGTTGTCTGTTATATCTTCAGATACTTCCTGCGAACCTATATAACTTTTAACAGATTCTAAACTACCGGTTGACATCACTTGTTCAAGTGTACTATCTAAGAACTGTTTATTGACTTGTGTTTGTAAAATACTAGGAAGTAATGTTGTTATTTCCTTTGAACCTGTATTCTCAAGTGATTCTCCAGGTTTGGTAACTAGTGGGGCTACTATTGGTTTTGGTTGACGTTCACTCATTAATAGCCTCCTCCACTACTACCACCACTACCTACACCTATATTAATACCAGTGTTTTGTGAAATTGTTGTACTATTACCAGATGATGTATTATTAACAATAATATTATTGCTAGATAGTACTGGTAAGAATAGTTCGTCACTATCACTAGTTATCTCAAATAACTCAGTAGTATTTGTCTGTCCACCTGCTGGACTAATTGTTATTTGACTTATCTCGCCAATCATATTATTGTGTATGAATGCTGACATTTCAGTAAAGTAAAATTCTTCGCCAAAGTCCCAGTTATCAATATTAAAATAACTGCTGATTAAATTAATAACTCTTTGTTTAATTTCTGTATCGCTTAGTGTACTGTTTACAGTTTTAGTAACAAAAAATTTAGCTTGTAGTTCACTACTTGCTAAATCTCCAAATAGTATTTTATATTTTACAGGTCTGTATATAACCTGATCACTGATACTTTTCTTATTGTTTAACTTAACAAACAAGTCTGTAAGTTCACTTATAGTAGGCTGATTAGGTCTTGTTTCAACTCTTCCATCATAAAGTGCCCAAGCTCTAAATTCACTATCGTAACTGTTTAACAATACATAAGTGTCAATAATGTTTGTGGTACTTGGATCGATAACTTGATTGATATCAGCTATTCTATTATACTGCATATGTAGATCACTAACTCCATTTACTTGTGTTGTTCCACTAGAATTATCTACTATAGTATAATCAAAACCATCAACAGTAGTTGTTCCTAAGTTTACAGTTTGACCTGCGAGTATTTTATTAAATGCTTCTGGATCGTTTGGATATCCGTCATTGTCTGGGTCAGCTAAACTAACTCTAATATTATGAGGATCAGTATATCCGTCTTGATATGTAAATGTTCCAAACGCATTAAACTTATAGTCCGTTCCCATTGGTGTTGGATCTGTTTTACTTGTAGGATTAATTTTTAATATCTTAATATTATCCCTTAGTGGTTTATGTGTTTCACTACTAAAACTATTATTGAAGTTTAAGTTTGTAAACTTCAGTTTCTGAGGACTACCTAAAACAAGACGTGTTTTTCTAACCAGCATCTCCCATTCTACCGCACTATAATTAAAACGCATTACCCAGCTATTGTCAATACCTGTGCTAGACCCATCACCTTCAAATTGTCTATTCCATTTGCTTGGATCGTTTAATTCAGCACTACTAGCTGGTAAGTTTGAACTATCAATAATTATCCACTGCTGATTCTGAGCACTATATCTTAATGCAAAACTATTTCTATTGTTAATTTTATTAATAACATTTTGTTTAGTTGTGCGTGTTAAATCTGTGCTTAATCTAGGAACAATTCGTTTGATTCTAGCACCACTAGGAATAATACCATTCAGTACTACTGCTCCTTTGCCAGTATTATCAATGCCAGTTGGAGTTCCTGCACTATTATCGTCACCTAGTCCACCTTTATAAAGCCTATCAACTTTAACCCACTGTATATCTGCATCAATAATCGTAGGCTTTACTGTTGCTCCTGTACCGCCGCCGCCGGTAACTGTAATATTCGTAGCTTGATCATATCCGCTACCACTATTAGTGATTGAAACACTAGTAACTGCACCATTTGCTACTGTTGCAGTTGCGGTTGCACCTGTTCCTTTACCAGTAATAGTTACTGATGGTGTACTAGTATATCCACTGCCACCGGCTGTTACTGTTGCTAAACTGATGTATCCTTCTTTATAAGGACTACTAATAAATTCTACTAATCCGTTTAGGTTTGCTTTTGCTAAAGTATTAGCAGACGTATCTCCAACTCTCTGTACATTTGAATTTAATGTAAAGTAACCACTACATCCGTTACTACCTTTTGTTATTTGATTCCAACGAAATGCGTTGGTATCAGCTGTGCCTAAATATGTTATACCACTTGTAGTATCTGAGAAATCTGTGTTTGCATTGTGTGTGGTTGAACTGTAGCCTTGTCTATTATAGTAAAAGTTACTTACTTCAGGATTAGCAAGTAATGGTTTAATATACTTGTTATAAATTGCATCACCTGTTAGGTTATTAGGTAAACTAACTACACTTTTGCTTGTAATATTATCTTCATACAAGTAAGCGTCATCTGTATATTGTATTGCATCTGCGTAAGTTGCTGTTGGATCGTATATGTCACGGAATCTACTGTGTCCACTGTGTACTCTGTTGATGCTTTTAATTTTTCTAATGTTTTCACTTACTGTTACAGGAAAAATACTGTAATCTTCTGCTGTGATCATTCTATCCTGTGTTGCAAAGAATCTAGGAGCGTTTGCTTTAATACTAGCAACACTTTCTCTAACACTTGCATTTGTAACATTTGTTTTTAAACTTGCATTAAAAATTGCGTTGTATGTGTTTCCATTTGCACCCAAGTAACTCATTGTAAAACTTGTATTATTAAAAGCATCAGGTGTTAAACTATATGTTTGGTTAAGTCCTGTTCTATACCAAACTCTAATAATACCACGTGGAATATTTCCAAAATTTCCGTCTGCAAATACAATACTAATCTGATCATCTTGTCTACTAGCAACACTAAAAATATCTCTTATATTATTGCTCTTTGCATTAAATATTGTACCATTGCCAAATAGTGTATCAACTTGTGTCCAATTTTTTTGTATTTGTCCTATCTCGTCAATAGTTTGTACCCATACATTGCCATTGGCAACATTATCTGCATCAATATCTAAGACTATGTTAGGCAAACCTTGATCAATTCTAAAATCTTTGTGTGCTAGTGTACCTTGCTTAAAACCTACAAAGAATCCAGTATTAGCACTACCAAATCCACTATTGTCATCTTTATACAAAAAGTCAATTACTTTATAAGGATCGGGTGCCGCTTCATTTATAGTTTGCAATGTGCCATTAATTTCTGGATTGTAAAAACTAAAACTAGAACTTGCATTATTAATTAAATTTGAAAAGTTTCTTTCAGCTGTATTGGATACACTGTTGGTTCTATATATTTCGTTTTTAGTTCCACCAAAAGTAATACTACTAAACGGAGAACCAAACTGACTACTAGATTGAAATATACTGTTCATAACATTTATAAAATTTTGATAGCTGTTGGCATCAGTTACGTCTTCAAATTGTATAGTGGCATTTGCTAAACTGTTACCACTAGAATCAAACACTTCTTCGTCAGTTTTTACACTGTCAATTTTTAAATATCCATTAGCCACAACATTTCTAGTAGGTTTATATCCTAAAAATTCAGCAATACGCAAGGCGCTTTCTCTACGTTCTGCTGTACTTAGATAGTTTTCTCTGCTGGCTAAATCAGCTCTAAAAGCTAAGTTATGCCCTAAGAAAGCTATAAGTTCAACTATTGCTATAAATTCACTACTATTAATATAGTCATTAAAGTTTTCTGGATAGTTTGTGCTAATATAATCGACCATCGTATTACGAATGGTTTCAAAATCATATGCTTGAAAATTCGCTTCGCTAAAACTTTCGTATGCTACACTAAAGTCTTCTGCGGCAAATAAACTACTCTGACGTGCGCCTTGTGCCATTATTCTTCACCTGTAAAGTTAAGAAACAGTTCTTCTGCTGTTCCTGTGTCTATGTATTCTAATCTAACCTTTATCTCTAAACTGTGTTCAGTGGGTTTTGATAATAGTGTTTCCAATGGTTTCCATCGTGGATCATTGTTTACTATTGCATCTACATCATCATTTGCTAATCTTTCTGTCTGTGCATCAAGAGGTTCAAATACCAGATCCGGAAGTATACTTCCAAATGTAGGGTTTTGTACACGTTCGCCTCTGCGAGTGTAAAAATGATTCAGCAGGTCTCGACGAGCAATATCAATATCGGTCAGTGTTTTACTACCATATGTTGATCCTACTGTGCTATATCCTATATACGTTACCATACAAGTATTTATGGTAGAATTAACTGCTGAGTTTATATTTTAATGGTAGTTGCAATAATATCACCAGTATTCATTGTTTTAAGTATCGATAGTTGATTTCCAATCACAGTGAAGTCAAATAAATGCTGTTGAACAAGTCCATTTATGGTAACTTCTAACTTTTCAGATGGTTCCATACTAGGAGATTTTTCTAAAGTAAATGTAGTAACAGTGCCATCGAACGTATAGTTTTTTACAACTACCTGTTTCTCATACTCTCTGACTACATTTCTATTAGCACTTTCCGGACTAAAAGGTAAAAAGTTTCCGGTTTCTGCAAAGTACGAAAATCTTGCTCGTTTTAGCAAATTTGTATCTAATACATCTTTTTCATTTTTATCACGCATCTTGTGTATACCATTTGTGCGTTGCCATAACCTAGTCTTTGGCTTTCCGTAATCAGCTAACCTTAAAATTGTAGCACACTTTACGCATAAACTCTTGTTCTTGTTACTTCTCATCAACATACTAGCTACTATATCAAAATCTTTTAACCTTAATCCATCAAGTAAATCATATATTCCTTCTATAGCAGTAACAGTGAAAACTTTTCCTGTTGCCCAGTTTAACAATACTAATCCGTCAAATACACTTTGCGGATATGCATTGGGCAATTTTGGATTTTGCTGTAATTGTTTTTTAACAATAGATTGTTGTTTGTTAAACGTAACTATCCAGTTATCATATGCTTGTTGTTCAGTAAGTCCTGTTGCATATGTGCCTTCTCCATATGCAGTTCCGTCAAAGCCACTATACTCATCAAAAAAGTCTAAAGCGACATCTTTTGCTTTCGAACTAGCTGTAAGCAAAGACAAATCTATCTCTGTTTTGTATGCTGTTTCATCTTTTACAACATAGTCGCTCCATACAGTTTGAAATTGTCTTTCTACTGTTATCATTGTGGGCCTCTACTAGGCTTAGTAGTCGGATTACTTGTACCAGTTGAACCAATTGCTGACTTATTTGATTTTATATCCACAGCAGGCTGTTTAGACTTATTAACAACATTACTTAAATCGATGTCTATTGCAGTTTGCTCTCCATTAGAACTAGCAACCTGAGGAAGTAGTTCTTGTTCTTCTGTATGTCCTCCCCAAGGTTGAGCTTCGGGTACTCTATCAGTTATACTTTGTTTAACAGTGGTGTTTTCTGTTCTATTATTTTGTACAGTCTTTGTTGCGGCAGTTGCTTCTGGACCGTTCATATCAATTAATTTAGCTGTTGTTCTCATATTACCGCTACATTTAATGTGTCCGTTAAGATCTGTAGTTAATTTTATATCTTTGTTAGCATGTAAGTTAAATTCACCTGTTGCAGATTCTAATGTTATACCATCTGTGCCTCTTGCTTTCATGTTAATACTATCTGCATCTAAATTAAAATTTCCACCAACGTGCAGATTAAAATTTGTTTCGGTATGCATACTAATATCGCTTTGACTATAGATATCTATTTTTCCATCAGCTCCAAATTGAATCCAGTTGCTGCCATCTTGATTAGTGATATAAACAATACCAGCACCATCATGCATTAATATTTGTGCTCCACCTGCACTGCGAAATCTAGCAAGTCTACTTAGTCCTGGTTTTCTATTTTTATCCGGAGCCAGACACTCGTCATCATTAGCTCGTGTGCCATCATCCATAGTAAGTTGATGTCCGCCTGGTGTATTAAACCCAAAAACATTACTGGGTGATTCTCTTCGTTGACTACTACTACTCAGTCCTCTAATACTGTCAATTGCCAAACCTTGTTTTGTAACATATTCAAGTTCTGGGTTTCTAGGTCTAGTATTTTTACCAGCATCTTTTGTGGGAGGAGCATCAAACGTAGGACCAACTACGTCTACTTCACTGTCAAGGAAACATGCAGGAGCAGTTGGGATAGCTCCATTCATTCCGGTTGCAGGTAACGCACCTAAACATATACCAACATCACTATTGTGTACAAATGCTACTAAAACTTCTGTGCCGGGTGCAGGAGGATGAGTACTCATACCATAACTTCTAGTATGATCTTCAAATTGATAGTGACCGCCGTATGGACTAGAACGTCTAACTCTTGTGTATTTGTGTTTCTCGTCGATACTATCTTTAGATCCTAAATATTCATCTCCAAATATTTGTACCCACATATATCCTTCATACCTATCATCTACTATATCTACTACTGTACCTAAGAATAAACCTGTTCGGGTTTTTATGCCTCCAATATTTTTTGTTTTGTCGTACATATTAGGTACGCCACCGCTGGTCAAATTTTTACCTAAATATCTCATACTGTTATCCTGTCATAATCGTTTTAAGCCACTGTGGGGCATTTTTAGCTCTAAATGTGCCATTATCTTCTAAACCTCCCCAATATGTAGCGTTAGGGTTAGCTTGTCCGTACTTCGCTGCATTGTCTATATGAAATCCATTGTTGCCCATATAGCCGTTACCAGCACCTATACCAGTTGCACCAGCACGTTTAGCTTCAGCTAAAAAGTTCTGTATTAGAGGAACATCTGCAGGATTATCTAGACTTAAATTTCTACCACTTGAATCTCTTAATCTAACATCTGCCGCATGTCCGTTGTCATGTCGTGTACTGCCTGTTCTAGGTCCTCCAGTCGCAGCATCGGGTTGTCCGCCACTGTAAACCGATACATCTAATCCGCTTGCTGTAGCAGCTTGCTGTAGTATGTTTTTTAGATCAGATGCAATAGGCTGTACTCTAGTAGTTGCTGAACTTTGAGCTTCAGTTACTGATCCAAGAGTATCGCCATCTATTAATGTTCCTAATTCGTCTCCGGGTTGTGTTACTGGAGGATCAAATGCATCGTCAATGTCATCAGGTTGTTGTGTTTTAAAAGATTCTTCTGTTCTTATACTTTCAACATCAATTTCTCCACTTGTAACTTCGTCCCATACTAATCCAATATTAGTATTCATATCTCTAAATGCATCTAGCGTCATTGTAAATTGTCCGTCTTGATAAGTTGCATCAACTCTAAAAACTCTATATAATCCAACTATGCCAAAATTGGCTTCTGGTATGTTCATAAGTCCTGTTTGTTGCTCTGGGTACGTTGCAAAGTTTACGTTTAGAAAATAATTACATCCGCCTGTTGTATAGTTTGCGCCTGCTCTGCCTGTCTCATCATTTGTTTTTTGTAATACAGTATGAGATCCTTTGGGTTTTCCTAACCAATAAGGATCACCACGCACTTGTATTTGTTGCTGTACTAGATCGCCCATTGTGTTTAAATTTAATTCAACTGCCCCTAACATTGTAGCTGCTGCATTATCTCCTGTATCTGGGCCAGCATTTGCTTTCGAATTAATAGGTAAAGGCATAAAAGAAACAGGTAAATCGTCTGTCTGATTCGCTCGTTTATTATTACCAAGTAATTCACTTTGTGTTATATATCTATCAGTAACTGGTGCAATCTGTCGTGTTTGGTTTTGTGCTAAATCTTTAATTGCTTGTCTTGCTAAAGCATTTGCAGCTTCTGCTTCGGTTTTAAGTTTTTTGTTTTCTTCTGCAATTTGTTTTTGTTGCTCAGCTAGTTGTACAATTTTTCCACTACCACCTTGTCGTCTTTCAAAATCAGGATTACTTGCACCACCTTTTATTGATTCTATTTGTTTCGTAATACTTGCTGACTTTTGATTATTAGCTCGTATTTTATTCGTAATTTCTTGAGCTGTAGCTTGAGTAAGTGCTCGGGTGTCGTTGTGCCCGGGAAGACCGCTTATTGTCTCTCTTCCTCTAGCACTGATAAGTCCAGTGTTTATTGCTTGTAATTGATAGTAGGTATTGTTTAAGGAAATATCTAAATTTAAGACTTCTGTATTCAATCCAGTATGTGTATAATCAAAACGTTTTCTAAGTAGCCCATTTTGTACAATGTTACTTAGTCTTGTTTTTTGATCGCTTGAACTTCTAAGTTGTGTTAGGAAGCTAGGAGCATCATGTATTAGTTCTGGGACTATAAATTTATGTAAACTATATGTAATTTGTCTAGCATATGCTTTTTGAAGATAGTCGTATTCTCCATACCGTACTTCATTATTGAAAACAAACCACTGGCTTAATTCTTTAAATGTTTTAGGTAGTGCTACTGCATCGTTACCGTCTTCTTTGTGAAAGCCTCCTCCTGCTGTAGGTAATTTTCTAAAGTATACAGTGTGTAGTAGTGCTACAATCATTGCGTCACTGATACTAGAACCTTTATCATAGCTAAAAGTTAATGTTCCGTTGCCTGTTACACTAACACTGTTCTTGGATTGATCACCCGAAGTTGCTGAATCTCCAAATACCAAACTTTTCCAATTTTGTGTACTATCGTCTACTTGTAGTTTATAATTGTTTGGTATATATTTGCTCGGACTAGCAATGGTACTATCTACTTCTTGTTTATTAACTGTTTCTTGTAATTTTTCTAGAAACTCTCCAAAGTTACTAGCTGTTATATCGTCTGTTTTCTTATGCAGGTGTAGGTATTGAGTTTTAAATGCGTCCTGATGTGTTTCCATTAAATCTGCAGCATAACTGGTTGCTCCATCAGCATAATTAAAATTCAAACTAACCATGGTACACATATAATAATATGGTCCAGCATCTTGAACGATTGTTGGAGTACCATTCTGATCATATCCATAAAATTTAAGTTCCATCAAATAACATGCTGATAAATGATTCTCTATTTCTAATTGCCCAGCTGCTTCTAAAATTCTAGTAAACAGTGTTGCACCTCCCGGTTCAACTAACTGTATGCCAAACATGTTTGCCATACTGCTTCTATCTTGATTTGCTTTAAATGCCGTTATTAGACTTTGTTGTACACTTTGTATGTTAATTTCAGACTCTACACCACTTTGTGCAATAACCTTAACGTTGTTAGCTGCAATATTATCTTCAAACTTGTGTGCATTATTAGGATGCAACATATACATGGTCCAATTGTATGTATAATTGTCGTACTTGTTTAGAACATTGTCTTGATAGATATTTTGTTTGACCATTAGTTAGTCCCCGTTACTCGATAGGTCTTTGGAACTACTATCTTTATGCCCGCCTTAAAATCAAATATAGGGTCTTTAAGTACTTCCCTATTGTAATGTGTAAACACCCACCATAGTCTTGCACTGCCATATAATTCAAATGCTAGTAAGTCAGGTCTTCTATTAAATTTGCTTTGTATAACCAAAGTTAAAGTTTCTTCAACTAATGTATCAGTGGTAATCTTAGGATTGTATAATTCTAAGTTTCTTCTATTAAGTCCTGTAGCTGAATAGTTACTGGTATTGCTATATGACACTGCCATTAAATAAACCCTTGCTTGTATGCAGACCCATTAATAAAGTTGCTAGTTGTGAATTTATTCTTTTGTCTGTCAGGATTTTGTTGAACCATCAGATCAACAAAGATATTTTGCATCACAGGTAATTGTTGTCCACCTTTAAACAATTTAAGGTCTACGTTACTGTCAAAGTTAACAGAGAATGTACTAACAATAACAGGAACATTATTAAACTGTTCGCTTCCAAATGCACTAAATTCCAACACTGGAGGTGGTGTACCTGCTGCCGGACGTGTTTGATTTTTACCAAAAAACATTTTTGTAACCATTCTAAGAAAATGTATTACACCCAACGTATAAGCGCCTTCTTCTTCTGTAACACTAGCAAACTGTGCATTCAGCTGAATGCTAGGGCTAGGTGTGTTTCTATAAGAATTAAATGTATAATTTGTATGTACCATATCATAAGGACTATATGCAACACTTTGTTGGTAAGTGATATCAGGCTGATAAGGAAACAATATACCGCCATGTGTTGATAGTGCATCTGCTGGTCCGCCCGTGCCAAAGTAAGTGGATCTAGCTCCGGGTTTAATTACCAATTTGGCTCTGTTATCAGCTAGCACTGCCATTTAGCTTACCCTTTACAAAATCAAATACATCAGCATTAATAGTGCCAAAGAATTCTCTAAACTTCATCATCTTTTGATTGTCATCTAAACTGTCATTTTTCATTACTGTTCTAAAATCAGTAGCACTCATGCCGCCTTCTTGTATTCCTACTTCAAGGATATATGCTCCTTGGTCACTAGGCACCATTTCAGCACCCGATTCATAATCTCTTAGGAAACCTCCACGTTTTAGTCTGCCTGCATCTTTAGCACTAAAAACTAATACTACCGCAGTGTTGTTTGGGTTCTTACCAGTTAAACTAACATCGGGTCTGTAGGGTTGTGTTTGAACAACTTGTTTTTCTGGTATCCCAAACATGTTGTTCATTATCATTTTTTTCTCATCAAAGCTAAATGGATCACGATCTGCTGTTGCAGTTTTGCTAACTGTAGTAGCGATAAATACGTTAGTGGAACCAAACTGTTCCACTAGATCCATATAGACCTTATGATGACCTTTGTGCATAGGCTGAAATCGGCCGCCATAAAAAACAGCAATATCAGAAGCTATGTCTTCATTTAGTTGTGCATATCTCATCGAGGTCTCCTACACTTGTATTTATAGTAGAAATAACTGTGTAGTTATTGACAAGCTCTATCTTAGATAGTATAATTAACACAAAGTAAGGAACCATTTAATGAGAAAACAAAACTATCTCAATAACAAAGATATGTTAAAAGAAATACACAAAAGTAAATTAACGTACTGTTACAGTTTATCAGAAGAATACGATCGATTTGATACTATAGTTGAAAACGTAGAAGATATTCAGTTACCAGAAACAATTCAACTAGCAAAAGAAAATAGAGCAGCACAACTTAGTGCAATAGCATACGAAGAGGCTTATTGGGAATGGCATCAACATCCAAATCGTAAACCTAGTCAAAAACCAAAACAAGTAAGTTATAAGATAGACCCAGATACTATACCAGAGGAGGAGCTAATTATTCGTGTAATGACATTTGAACATGTTCCGCTTGAACCTGGCAGAAAAAGCAAACCTAAAACTGTAGCTGATCATCATGCAAAATGTAACTTTCCTCCTTTTCAACACTATGCTAATGTAAATGGAGAAATGAAAGAAGTACTTCGCAGTCATTGGGAAGGTGGATTAGAAAATGGTGCTTTTAATTGTCAACACGGCACTATTACAAATAACTTAGCAAAAATGTACATTAAACTTTGCGAACGTTACAGTATGCGTAGCAACTGGCGTGGGTACACCTATGTTGA